CTTTATCAATAGCATCTGCTATGAAAGCAAAAGAAGCATATGCTTTGCAAGCAAAACAAGCACAAGAACAAGCTGATATTGCTGGCATACAAGCTGACCAAGAAGCTATTAATAGAACTGCACAGTTGAATGCACAGCTTGCATCTATTTCTGCAACAGCTTCAGCTGGTGGTGTTACAGTTGGTACAAGTGGTAGTTTCAAAAATTTAAAAAGAAGAGAAACAAAATTAGCTAGTGATGATGTATCTGCTATTAAACTTATGGGCAGACAAAATAGAAGAAAATTTATTTTAGACTCTAAAGCATCTAAGACGAAAGGTGATGCTGCTTTGATTTCTGGTCTAGGTAGTGCAGCTGCAAGTGGATCAAAAGCATACTATGCAAATAAAACAGGAAAAGATGTTGGGTAAATATGGCAATTAAAAGAACTATTACTAGAAAATATGGTGTTAGACCAGTAGCAATGGACGTGTCATCTGGTGGTTTAGCATTAGCACAAGCATCACAAAATATTGCAAATACAGTTAGTAATGTAACTAAATTTATTGATGATAATCAATTTCAAGAAGCTGTATTGAATGCAGAAATACAAGGTAGAAGAGTTGGGTCACAGACAACAACAGATGATAATGGCAATATTATACCGAAGCCATTAGATCAAATGACTCTTAATTCATTTACAGCAGATATTTATAATAAATCTAATATAAGAAAAGCACAGGAATATTTTAAAAAAGAAGCTATAAACAGTTATGGGTTAGCTTTGCAGAATCATGCGATAGGTGTTTCTGAAAAATCTTTATTAGAAAATCAAGGTAAGGTAGATGAAACTGGCAGTCTTGTTGTAGAAAAAGCATCTAAATCATATATTGATTCTATTAAAAAATCTGTAGCACCTGAAGTATTTGATGTTATTAGTCCAGCTTTAGGAAAAATTTGGGGTGAGGCAAATAGAAAAGCATCTGCTTTACAATTAAAAGAAGTTAAAGAAACAACTCTTTTTGAAGCTACTAAATATTCTGAAAAACTGTTAGCTATGGAAACTAATATTATAACAAATGGAACTGCTGACCCCTTAGAATATGAATTTATAGAAAATGAAAAAGCTAGAATATTCACTATCATTAGGGATAATGCTAAATCTAAAAAAGATGCAATGGCTTTTGAGCTTAGTTATGGTCAAATGCTACAGCAAAATGTGTCTACTAATGCAGTTGATCTAGCATACGAAGCTGGTGTTTCAATAACTGATATGTTGAATATGGCACTTGATACTGGAAAAAGTTTTGCAAATGATGAGAATATAGATGGGTCAAAGATTCAACAAGTTATGGAATCTAGGATTGCTTTTTATGATAAAAAAGATACAGAGTTAAGAGAACAAAATAGATTTAGATCTGCAAATATTCTTTCTGAATTAGGAATTAAGTTAATACTAAATCAACCTATTAACGAAACTGATGTAAATAAATTATTACCAACTGATAAACTTAGATTTCATAAAGCCAAAGCAGCTGCACAGAAAACAACAAACACAAAGAATGTAAATGATTTTAATGATGCTATCACTACACGTTTACAAAATTTAGAGTTTGGTTTGATAAAACCAGCTGAACCAATGGTTATGGCAATAGATGAATTAGGTGATATTGAAACTAGAGAATCATTAAAAAACAAAGCTAAAGTAGTTGAAATGAATGAATTGATTAGATTACTTGGTCACAAAGATGTCAAACCCAATGTAAGACAAAATATATTATCTACTATCAAAAAGGTTCATGCTGAGAATGCACAATTAAATAACGATCAATTCAAGGCTCATATGCAAAAGATGTTTAGTGGTAGTGGTGGTGTAGTAGCTGTAGATCCTGAAACACTTTTGAGTCCTTCATATATTGCAATATTAAAAAACAAGGGTTTGATTGGGCCTGATAATCAACTTAATGCTTACTCAGAAGAACAATGGGTAAAAGCTGTAGCTACATATGCTAAAGACTGGCAGAAAAGCATTAACAAAACAAGATTACTATCTCAAGTTGGCACATTTATTAGTAATCGTGTCAAGCTACCAAAAGATCATAAAGAAGAATTAGAAAAAATAATACCAAAGGTTTTACCTTCAGGTGCAGAAATAAATGTTTTGAGTGATAATGAAGAT